AATTGATTGATACTTTCTTTCATATCTTGCATTTTAAATTCGTCCTTAGGTACATATGCTTCTGGTTGAAGAATTAAGTAATTGAATAGTTCCGGATCATTAAACTTGAACGCTCTGTCGTCTGCAAGGTATGTTTTTACGGTCCAATCCATATTACCAGATAAGTTACCAATGTCCTTTAATAAGGCTTGGAACTTGTTAGGGAAGGTATCATCTCTCGACATTTCGACAAAGACGAGATAGCGCCCTTCTTCATCTGTATTGGGACTTACTTCAACATCCAGGGTGTCGATAAACCCTCGTTGGATGAATGTATTTAGGTCATCAGCAGGGTTTTGATCATTGAGATAGAAGGCTACAACAATAACATCTTTTTCATCACCGGCCTTAGGTTCAAACTCGTCGATCGAAACGTCTGGCAAGATGGTGCCTGCTAGATCGCCATTCTTTAAGCTCATACTTCTTCCTCTGGTGGCATCTCTCCAGGACCACCCATATCGTCTGGTGTAATATCCTGTTCTGGTGCTTCCTGTTCTGGTGGTGCTTCATCCGCGAATGCACTTGCTATCTCTTCATTTGTATCATCAATATCTTTTTGGATGATATCATCTAAATCCTGCAATCCGCGATTGATATACTTAATCGGCAATTCTATTGTTACAAGCCAGACATCGCTGTCAACCATCTTGGCTCTCTTACTTTGTGGATCTACCCAATCCTCTGGTCCCTTAACCTTAACAGGTCTCTTGAAGATTCCTTTTCTAAAATTTACTTTGGCGCCGAGCTTGGTTAAACGCAATCCTGCATCTGGATCTGGCATCATTGCGTATGGATACATCCACACAGTCTTATACCAGTATCTTCCAATCTCCGGACCTTCTACCAATTCTCCAAGAATCCAATTCTTATAGGCAAAGATTTCAGCATTATCTAATGTGCGCTCAAACTCCAACAAGGTGTCCAAAATTGTATCACCCTTTGAAATTCCTACTAAAGTCTGCTTGATGCTATCTAGATCAGTTGTCATCCGTTACCCTCTTTTGATTATTTATCTATAACTTGAGAGATTTTGAAAGTTTTGAAAAGACACCTCAATCCAATCCTCTACCTTTAGAAAGTCATAAGTAATAGGTATGCAAAATACACTCGGTACTATTATCGACGTTTCCGCGGATGGGCACTCCCTGCCCAGAATTCCGCTAACTCCACAAAAACCACTACTAAGGAGCATAACCTTGAGCAAAAATCGCAGAATGGCGAAGGCACAGCCACAATCACGTTCATCACGTCAAGTAAAAAATTTCGTAGATGAGTCACAGTCCACAAATGTAGTCAAGCTTGGTAATCGTAATTATAAAAGAGTAGAAATGCTCCCACGTAATACGGCACAAGAAACATACATCGAAGCCTTGCTAGAAAAAAGAATGGTATTTGCAGTAGGTCCTGCAGGTACAGGTAAGACATTACTTGCGGTCTTACGTGCTATTAAGGCATTAAGAGAACAAGAAGTAACAAAAATTATCCTAACACGTCCGGCAGTGAGTGTAGACGAAAAACATGGATTTTTACCGGGAGATTTAAATGCAAAAATGGAACCTTGGACACGCCCGATCTTTGATGTATTTGAAGAGTATTACGGACTACAAGAGACAAAGAGAATGCTTGATGAGGGCACCATCGAAATTGCGCCCTTGGGCTTTATGCGCGGCCGCACATTCAAGTATGCCTATATTATTGCTGATGAAATGCAAAACGCAACGCCAGATCAAACTAAGATGTTATTGACACGTATTGGCGACGGTAGCAGTATGGTTATTACCGGTGACTTAAAACAACATGATCGTGGATTTGATAAGAATGGTCTAAAAGATTTCTTAGAGAAACTAGCTTCGTACAAAACTAGGTCGATGGCAGTATGTACATTTCAGAGATGCCACATTGAACGAGATCCGTTAGTAGCGGAAGTCCTTGACGTATATGGGGAGGATGAATAACAAAAGGGCCCCAAGGGCCCTTTTTAATGTTCTTATTTTTTAAGTTCGTCTATACGTTTTTGAATAGTATCTATTTGTTTCTGTACTGATTCTCTATATTCTTTTTCTTTAGTCTGATGTACATATCTTGCATCTGAAAAGAAAATACCGACAACGGTAAAAATAATTGTTCCGGTAGTACCAGTTAAGATTTTTCCATAATGATTCTTGAGAAATTCTAACATTTAATTATTATCCTTCTTTTGTATAATTTCTTCTAATTGTCTTTTATATCTTGCTGCTAATGCTGCATCTATAGGAGATAGGCGTTGATTAGGTGCTTGCTCCCTCTTAATATCTAATTCAAATAATTTATCTTCGAGATTCTGTTTTCGTAGATTAGATACCGCTGATTTAACTGCTAAATGAATTTGTTGCTTATCCTTCTCGACATCTGCGGCATGGGCATAACGTGCATCGAGCGTAAAAAGGGTTGCCACTAGCGTAATGATAGTGCCGGAAGAACCTAATAAGATTTTCCATTGATTTTCTTTGATTGTCTGCATTACTTGCATACCGTTTCCTCTTATGGTAGCAGTATTTATCAAAGATTAGGAATTCTAATACCTATTTAAGTCCTAATTTAGTCATGCTGAGTTTTAGGATATGATTTGTTATGAACGTAGCCCATTTTTCGGCATCCTGTTCTATCACCCTGAAATCATATACATCGGGTGGAACAAATACTCTGTTTGTATTGTCGAACCGCCCCCTTTCAATCGTATCTACCCAAATAGTCCAATGTGCATTGAAATTATTTCTCATCTCAACCAATGGCGCAACAAAATCACAAATAACAAAATCACATTCAATCTTATCTGCAAGTTCGCGCATTCTATGACTCTGCCTGATTCGACCTTCGTGACTAAAATCCCAATCGTTGTATTCTTTTCTAACTCTATCGGCATTTAGCCAGATTACTTTCTTTTCATAATGCTCAAAATATATCCTAAGCTTTTCTGCAAGTGTTGTCTTTCCGGCACCCGGAAGGCCCATAACAAGAATTCGTTGTGTCACGATATTAGATTATATTCCTTGCAAACCATTTCGTAGATTTCTTTCCACGGATGTTTAGGACCTACAATAGCAAAATGTTCTGTCTCATAATGGTCGTTATGGTCTTGTTGAATTAATACCGTTCTAAGACCCATTTGATAGCCGGCTTCGGCATTCTTGATATGATCTTCAATCCAGAATAAATCAGATCCTTCCCAGGGAAACAGAGCATTTCTTTTCGAGGACCCTGTCTCTAAACAAATAAGTTCAATGAACATATTTCCAAATAGTTTTTCTAGATTTTCTTTTCTATGTTTCTTGGCAGTCGGATTAGCACTCAGACTAGTAATACAGACAAATTTAAATCCATGACCGGCTAATTTTTTAACATACTCAGCAGCATCTTCATATGGTTCTAAATCAGCAATATATGGACTCTCGTTGTATTCGTTGATTAGCTGATACGCCTGGTCATCATTTATATCATAACGAGCACTCATTGAATAATGTTGATCTGTGCCAGGGATTAATTTATGGCCCTTATCGGCCATAAACTTTTCAAATCCGCCAAACCACCAAACTAATACACCATCGGCATCGGTTAATATTATTTTAGGCTTCATGCTACGTCAAAAACAGTCTTGGCTCTTATATTGCCGAATTGGTCGACAAAGACTTCGGGGCTTTCCTCTGGTTGAATTTGAACTTCACGATAAGCAGCATCTAATTCATCCATTTGCTTCTTATATTTTGTGCGGACATACTCTTCAAATTTATCGTATTCGGTTATACCATATCGCGAACCGGTAATCATTTTTCTATTGATGTAATCGCCAATAGCACTACCTACAGAAATATGTCTATCTCTAACTTGGTTTACAAATTCTACAGATTCTGCAACTTCCCATTGATCCTTAAGACCCTTACCTGTCTTAGGATCCTTCTTAAGGCTATTCTTGTGCGATACAATAATAAAAACTTTTTCTTTGCTCATTCTTTTTCCTTTTTTGGTCTACAATCATGAAATTTTACATCTTTTCTATTACAGAATTTTAGACGCAAAAAGTTATCTGCTTCTTCCGAATATGTTAGGACTATGGCAGTTCTTAAATCCATATTAATAGCTGCCTGTGCCCCACTAACCTGAACACCGTTCTCAAGTATGTTATTGAACATATTATCATATTCGTTAAATATTTCGTGGGATGGTGTATCTCCTATAAAATACTCAAATCGAGAATATATAATCTGATTATGCTTCTTTTGCAATTATTTCAAGCTCTACCATAGTTGCACTTAGATTGATTTCAATATCTGCGCACATTGTATGTTTTACCAATCCGTCACGTATTACTAAAATACAGCGATCTTCTTTAGAATCATTACCATCGGCCCAGACATCCAAATTCTGATACATGAATTTGTAAATATCTTCATATTCTTCTTGCTGTGCCTGTGTGCAAATTAGTTGCCTTGCTTCCTTAAATCTCTTAGATCTAAACAATGCAACCATGTCCAGTCTGTAGTCAGCAACATTCTCGATACCTTCGCCAGGTTTTTGCAATTTACCGTCTAATACATTGGCCTGCACCATACTTATACCCCTGCGTAAGTCGGGATAAGTTTTTTTGGAGATTTCTTCTAATGCGTCAATGTCAATTTCAGTGTTTTCTTTTTGTAAGATATCAATAAGACGCATATCAAATTCGTCTTTATTCAAACTCTCAATATGCATACGACCTGTTTCGCAACGAGAATGAATAGCTTGGATAATCTTGTGTGGATAATTACATGTCAGCAAGAAGCGTACATTCTTTGCGTATTTTTCCATTGTGCCACGCAATGTATTTTGTGCTGGTGGAGATAATCCATCAGCCTCGTCTAAAAATACATAACGAATTTCACCATATCCCATGGTTTCGGAGAATCGTGTAATTGTATCACGAATGTAATCAACACCATTATCCTTGGATGCATTTACATCAAGAATATCAAATGCATTAATCTTTAATTCATTCAACAGGATTTTAATAAGTGTGGACTTGCCAGTGCCTGGCGAACCAGACAGAAGCATATGCGGCAATGCACCACCTGCAATCCATCGTTCAATTTGCTTTTTCTGATTTTTGTCTTTGAAGACATAACCGTCAAGTGTAGGTGGACGGTATTTTTCGACCCATAATTCTTTCACAGACTGACCTTTCTAATTTGTAACAAGTATAACTATGAACAATAGAAATGTCAAGTCTGAGCGCGTTCGTTTGCCTGTGAAAATACGGAGAAAATTGCTGTCTCTGGATCATCGTCAGAAACAAGCATACATGCCTGTGGCCATTCTACTCCAAATAATTGAAGATATGTACCGTCCTCCTGTCTGATCTTAATCATACGAGTCCATCGTAGATGTTCAACAAGAATCCATTGTCCGGGTGTAATATCTGTGATGTCTTCTCCAACAGAATATACTTTACACCAGCGTGGGCGTATACCCTCACTCTTACCATCATCGCTCGGAATAATAATTCCATTGACTACACGCGATCCTCGTTCCAGGTCGGTAACAAGGACTTTACCTTTGAGTGCTTTAATTTTCATCGTCTTCTTTCATAACAATGTCGCCACTGGGCAACTCTACTTCTTTCATTGCCTTTGTTGTCTTTGCAACTCTGGATGCCTTTGGTGCCTCTAATACCGTTGCAGGTGCTGCGGGAACAGGGCCCTTCAGGCCAGTATTTACTATGGTAGATTGAACTCTGTGATTTTCGCGAGCAATCTGATCAGCAGTCTTGGTTACGCGGCCATCCTTAATTTGATCACCCTTGGCATTTACTTTCATATTTCCAATTGCTGGAACTTTCTCATTTTCACGACGAATGGAATCCATATCCAATGTCGTGCCTCTATATGTAACGTGGCGTGACATGATTTTCTCCTAATTTTTCTAATTTTAGTTTCTTTGTTGCTTTAATTTTTTCCATTACTTCCGGTGTATGTGTTTTACCAAAGAATGGATTATCGCTACCTATATTCTTACCCTTAACCATTTTACTAATTTTTAATTTAGTTTCTTCAGTATGCTTAAATCCCTTCTTAGATTCAGACATCTTTAGCTTTGATTCTTCTGTGTGTTTTCTACCTTTGCTGGATACTTTTAATTTTTCTATCCATTCTTCTGAAAACGTTCTCCCTTTTAATTTAGCAGATATTTTCTCCTTAGATTCTTCTGAATGTTTGTGCTGTTTACTCTTATCACTTAGCTTTTTCCTTGTCTCGGCTGTAACCTCTCCGTAATAACCGCCCATATGTCCGTCTTCTATTTTAAGATTAGCCCATTCTTTAGATTCTACTATGTTATTTTCCTTAGAAAAATTTACTGCATATTCTGTTATAGCTTCTTTATCTTCAAAAAATTGTGTCCATAATGTAGATACATCATCTCCGTGTTTATTAAGATGCCTCGTCCAAACTATACCAGATCCTCTATACTTAATTGGATCAGAAATTGTCTTACCAAAATATTTCAATCCGGTTATATTATGTTGTTTAATATATAACCAGGTGGGTTTAAATTCCTTCATTTTAAATAGTCTTTGATATCGAATCCATATTTCAGCGAATCTACTCTATGAACACCTATCAAATACAGAATGTACGATGAAACACTTGAACCTCTTCCTACACCCCAAATAAATTTATTCTTCCTCATATAATCTACAAGGAATATAAACAATCGAAGTAACATAATTAAATCACGCTCTTCATAGAGTTCATATTCTAATTCTACTCTGTCTACTTCGGCATTTGTTTTACATTTATCGAATAGCCATTTCTTTACATCTATTTGCTGATAAATTTCTGGGAAAATCCATTCATCGGCACATTTTTGGTGAAACTCGTCAAACGTTAAAAGTTCCTCTGGTGCATCTAAAAATGTAATTGTTTCTTGCAGTAGTTCGGCCTGGTGTTCTTTAAAGAGGTTTATTTCCTCATCAAATATAACATTCAAGTGACTTATGCTCTTTCCTTGCAGTAATAATTCTCTCAATTCATTACTGGAAAGTATGGCTTGACCGTACATATTTGTTTTCATTCGACCTTCCGTGGCTTCCACTTTTCCACCTGAACAATTCTTGCTGGTTCTCTTACCATACCGATATGTGTATCATCCATTTCAGAAACTACTCTTTCAAATTCATCCATTGGATCAGTAATTCCTGCAAAAATTTCTTCGTCTGTAGCTTCTGATTCTTCTGGGCGAACAAATTCAAAACAGAATCCATCATTTCTTGTCCACCAAGGTTCTATATCCCTGCAGGTACCTTCTGTGTAGTATTCTGTTGTGGTTGCTGGCAATTCATATTCGTGTTCGGGACAATCATAAGTGTACTGCAATGATGTATCACTTGCCTTTAATTTAATTTCGCCGATCTCCATATCCGAGCCGGATAATGCAGAGAGTTTTGAATGTATCAATCTTATAATTAAATCATCACTGGGATTTCCAGGACAATATAACATAATATTGGATGATAGATTCGCAAGGTATAAATCATCTTCGTTACCCACATCCACCATTGTTATATAAGATAAATTAGTATCTAACCAAAAATATAATTTCTGATATATAACACTTGCTCTATATTCAATATCTTCTTTTGATTTAGACTTCTTACCCGAAACAATTAAGTTGACAGATAGTTCCCAATCAACAGGAGTAAGAAATCCTTCTTGTATTCTTGTTCCAGCAAATTCATAACTCAGGGTCATATAATTTCTGATGATGCTTTTCCCTCGTTTCATCATAGTTATTAGTCCTCGATCTTACCTAATTCAATCGGTTTATTAGCTTCTGGAAACTTTCTTGAATATTCATCATCCATCATCTTCTGCATTCTTTTGGCTCTTTCGTCCTCAAGATGTTGAATAACTTCTCTAATGCTAAGAACCGCCGGTGAATGTCCAAGTGTTTTCTGCATGTTCATAAAGGTGTAGGCTCTCCCCAACCTTTCGATAATCTCTTCGTCGGTTAGTTTGGCAACATCTAAAAACGGGTGCATACGGTGTCCTCTTATTATCTGTATTTATGGCAGGTTCAGACCAGTCTTACAAAAGATGACACAGATCTAAGACTCATCCGCTTCTACTATCTCGTGGATAGTGAACCATCTTTCAGGCCACATCAATACCTGAATAGCATTTGCAGAAATAGAGAGTCTGAATTGTAATGCATCCAATTCATCAGCGAAACAGATATATCCGCGCGCGACACGCTGATAATCGGAATCAAATGAAGAAACGCCAATACCCGGAGGAATCATTACAGCAAAATGATTAGGTCCCGGAGGAGCAGGATGCTTAAATTCATCCTTTATTTTCACTTGTTCATATTCAAGTTGACAATAACCCCAGGTCCCCTTAAGCAACTTATAGGCTTGTCTTGTGAGTTTCCTATAATCGGTCATTGCCTCATCCGCTACAATATTAGAATAATCCAACCTAACCACATATGGTTTAGGAAAGAATATTTTAGTTCGCGAATGAAGTTTCTTAACGCTCATATGTATTCGTGATGGCGCTTATGAAAGGCAGTGACATCATCCTTCTCAGAAAATCGCAGAAGAATATACTGACCCATGTCGAGTTCAGCATATAGGCCCTTAATTTTTTCTAAGGTAGGAAGAATGTCAGCCTGGCGACGATAAAAAGTAGCAGGATGCATCTTAATAGACATCCAATCAGAGGTATAACTATCTACCACACGTAGATCACCAACAATGCATCTTCCTTGCTGTTTCATTTATATCTCCATTACGGTTTATTAATCCATAGCCATTTTTCGCATATGCTAGAAGCCAATTCTTGTCCACGAATTGTTCCTCCACCAATTACATTCCACATTCTATTCATTGATACAATGTGTTCTTTTCCGGATATGGTTCTTATTGAGAGAGTGACATCCCCTTTAAGTTTATCTACCACCATATCCTCAGCATCTCTGACATTAATGGATTCAATAAACTTAAAGAGGACAATGTCATCATCCACGGTCACAACCGAATGACCGTGGAAAGATGACATTACAGAAGGCTAAGGTACAGCGAAGACGCCGGATCAAAATCCTGTTTGAAAATATAGATCTTTGGGCTAACCGATTTGCCGCCCTTCAGTGTCTTCAGTACACGGCCTTCCATTGTCCACTTATCTTCGCCCTTGCCGACGTTGGCATTGAGCCAATTGACAAGCTTGTAGAAATGTTCGCGATCACGAATCGTAACACGGAAGGTATGAGCCGCGTTCTGCTCTTTCAGGTTCACCGGAGTGGCCTTAGGGGTAGTTTGCTTGTTCATATTACACTTTCTGTAAAGTTGGGTTGTTGAGCTTATATTTTATACTAGACTAAGATTGTTGTCAACTGGATTTACCACCACTTGATTTCTTTACAAAGCTTACATTCATATGCATCGTCATTATGCCCATGCCCCGAATATCGCCACCCCTTATTGTGTGGACATTTCCCTGCCAATATTAGAATGGTCTGCTCCTCTTCTGAAGGCGTTAGGATCCTGTCCATCTCGTTATCATCTAATTCCACGACGGCTATGTTAACTCTATATCTAATTCCACTAGTTCTAACCCAGTCTCTTTTATATATTTACGCACACGGTCCAGTGCGTCTCCCCATCTGGTAAGAATTTCCAAAGATGGTTTTGGTGCAACAAATCTTGTTAATCCGGCTTGAGCCATATGTACAAAGCATCTATCACACGATATTAACGGCCAGGTGTACAGTGTACATCCGGCGGTACTTTCTTTTGCAAACAAAAGTGCATTCATCTCGCAATGAACTATTCGACTATATTTTTCTTCGCGGTTGGAATAGTTTTCCGGTAAGTCTAACATGTTTTTTGGAAAACCATTGAATCCGACCGAAACAACGCGGCGATCAGGTGACACAATTACAGCACCGGTTTTGGTGCTTGGATCTTTGGACCAAGTGGAAACTAGCTTTGCCAGATCTAGAAATCTAAGATCCCATTTTAGAGTATTTTCCATTATCTAGATAAACTTTCTTTTGTAATAATTTGAGCAAGTTCTTCGCCGAGATCCTCTTTATCTGTAATTACATACAGACTGGTATTATGCCGATCGGTTCGAGGATCATATACGCTAACCTGAATTACCTTGCCACCTGTAGCAGCATGCACGGTAAAATTCATACCATTTGATCTATCACCGATACTTGAACCTTTTGTTACCGGTGATTGCGCACATGAATCTTCAGTATAATATCTCTTATCCTCGCTTACAGACCATTTAACTACGGTCTTTACCATCTTCTTTATATATCTACCTAATTCCATATTGTCCCCATGTTAATTTAAAAACAAGTAAAGTTGCCTCATCCTTGAAAGCATATACTCGTTTATCATTGTCTATATTATATCCATACCAATCATCAAATTTTCTACCAAGCATTTTATTGCACCAGGTATCCTGAATACTCTCGTCTAATGTTTTAATAATAATTCGGTGTGGCCAAATTTCTTTTTTAAGAACTCTCACATCCAAGTCAATTTAAAAAGTGTTGCGTCTTCGCCATCATATATGTGGATGGTATACATTGGATCGCCGCTGTTGAATCGCCATGTACAATCATACTGGCCCTTCATATTTTGTTCCATCCATTTTTCAAAATCAGAATCTGCATAAGCCCAGCAATGCCAACCTACCATATCTTCTCTAAATTCTTTAGTTTCTGTGTGAAGAATATTATGCCAGCCATCTTCATATCGCCAGTGGCGAACATTTACTTGCATTTGAACCTTAATTTGAATATTAACGCGTCTTCTTCATTCTTAAATTTAAATATTGCTAAAGTATCATATCCAGATACATCACTAACATCAAGCTGACCAAAAGATTCTAATTCTATATTAAGTTCGTCGCAATAGTCAACCATTGAATTAACTTCTTCCGGCGAGAGATCAGCTAATATTATCTCACAGCGATTCTTTGGCCAGTTAAATTTATAGATTGGTTTAGTCATATACCCAATAATCTTCTAACAACTAAGAATTCTTCCCATGATTGTTTTAATGCCGGATGTTTTTCTAGCTGTTCTTCCGTAGGTGGTATAAATGGTGGCACAGGCATTGGATTCACCATTAAAGGCATCCAGGTTGTACCTTGCCACATATAAGTCTGCTCTCTGTAACTATCATACCAACAATCTCCTATTTGTGGAGTTGATGGTCTATTAAGTACCCAAGTTAAGGACATATCAGATATCGTTTTCTACCCTGTTTTCAGAATGCCAAACAGAGAATTTTCCACCCGGATAACGTGCCTCAAGCTTATTGACATTTTCTTCAATGACTTGATTAGGATCAAATCCCAGTGCGATACAAGCATTCATCCAATACCAAATGATATCGCCTAGTTCGCGTTTCATATGGAAAATATTATCTTCGTTATATTCCTTACCGTGAAAGAGAATCTTCTTAACGATTTCGTCGAACTCGCCGCCTTCGCTTGCTAAGCCGACGCCGGCAGTTGTTAAACGTGCTACATCACACCCCTGTGATTGTAGAAATTTGATTCGCTCGATAAAGAGGTCTGTGTTTTTACTTACTGGGCTGGTAACGCCATCAACGAATGTGGCATAGTTGTTTAGAATAGTTTTGTCCATGAATTCCTTTATAGTCAGACATAAGTGTCTTGTTTTACATGTTTGACTATTTTATAGAATTTCACAAATTTGTCAAGTGAATACCGTGTTCTGGTTTTACCGTAAGAAGATTTACTTGGATCTTTTATTTGTGTAAGCCTATCATACGGCTCATCAACAAGTTCTTCAATATGATCAATTTCAAAGGAATTAATTGTTGTTGGCGTTCTTCCTGAAAAACTTGAAAAACTATAAGGAAAATCGATCATTACTTTTCGACCATGAGTATTCTCAAGAATCAACATACCCGAATCGCAAATTGCTAAGGCAGTGTGAAATAAATCTGTTGCTTCGGGAAGAGTAATTTCATCTAAGGTAAAATGTACTTTCGGAACTGCGTGAATCGATGCTAGTTTGATCATTCCACGCGATGAATAATAACCCGAACTAGGCATACTGGGGATATTAGTAAAATACGAAGCTCCACCGGCAATATCCTTGTTTAGATATGCCATAGATTCCTCTCGTGTGAGTGGATTATCTGTTTTCTTCAATACCTTTAGGATCTTCAGATCTGTCTGGTAATGATATTTGGCATCTTCAATCCTAATAATTTGCCTACGCAGAAATACCTGCGGTTTGTATACGTATCCTAAAGAATCAAATGGGGCATAGAGAGATAAGACACCCATATATGTTCCAACTAATTCATTTTGAAGTAGGACCGTATCACCAATCTGTACATCCTTAAGATTAACCTTACCCTCAATGAGTTCTGTATTCTGTGAAGCTTCGAGATATGTCGGGGAACTAACAGGAACTAAAACCATCTTAGTTTGACTATCTTCTCTAGCCCAAACACATTTCTCCTGGATCAGTCCTTCTGTGACTCCGGTAACATGAAGAATATTTTCTAAATTATCATTACTGATTCTGACTAGATATCCACGCGGGTCGATAACAAGCCAGGCCTGATCTAAAGATCCCCAGTTTTTTCTATCTGTCTTATGTAATGTAAATCCCGGTAGAGGAATATTATTATGTTCTTTAAGTACCGTGTACTTCTTTGTTATATTTTCTAATCTCTTTTTCTCATTGGATGAATTTCCAAAAGGAATAACTTCTGCTTCTGGTAATTCGTGTTTTGTACTTGTTGTATTCCATCCTGAGTAAATCTGTTTTGCAATATTGAGCATTAATTATTTTCCGTTATCGCTTATTAAATGTTTAATCCTGCGGTGGACAATAGATCGTAAGACTATAAATTGTTCCTTCTCGTCAGGATTTGGTGTTTCCTTAATAAGCTGGAGATAATTTTCGTCGAGGATAGTTGCATCATCAAGATCCGAATGTTTGATAATGATTAGACGTTGCTTTAATTCTTGAACTCCGTACATAGTATCACCTCGATTGTAGTCAAAACTATTTATGCACCTAACCCAAACTGTATTCTAAACATTGTGGCATCAGGCGCGTCCTCAAAGCCAAATTTATTGCCACCTAGCATAGTCCAGCGCCCTTCGAGGTTCTGTACACACCAAATAACAATTCCCCTACTAGCAATTTCGTGATAAGGAAGATTTATATGTGTAAATGTCCATGATGTATCCTTATCGCGAATCAATTCATTCATCGGTACGTATGTATTCTTATCCATCTTATCCTATATTGCTAATATAATACATTGTAACATAATTTATGTATTATGTCAAGATCATGCAAAAAGGGCCCTAAGGCCCTTTTGTTATATTTGATTATTATTTTGATCTATATGGTGTCCAATTCGACCTTGTCTGCTTTAATCTATCAGCAATAACATACATCGCAATAGGATTATGACCTATACCCATATGGCTTGCGCCAGGAACTTCGATATTTTCAGATTGATCGTTTTCATCCTCAATGGAACATTTCCAGTGTACCACACCATCTGTTTTACTATATAGAGATGTGAACGGAACCGGTGGCGGCTCACTAATCTGCTTTACTATGGTAGGATTCTTATAAGTCTTATCCTTACTCAAGATTTCATATACACGAGCAGCATTGGTTCCATCATCTACAGATTTAAATGGCGAACCAAGTGTAATGACTTGTCTTATAAGATCGGGGCACAACTTAGCTATTTCCCTGCTATAGATACCGCCTAAACTCCACCCTATTAGGCTAATCTGTGCGCCATTAGATGCTTCTGATATCTCAGCAACACGATCAGTTAGGTCTTTGAGTAATTTCTCCATTCCCTGGCGTGGACCTAAGTTTCGTCCTAAGCCCCACGTATGTGAATGGTAACCGATTCCATCAATAAAATTCCTAATATATTGAGTGGAACCATCAGATCCACCGAGACCAGGAATAACCAAAACTGGATGCCCATCTCCCGGTGGTGCAATAAATTGTAGAGGTGAGTTTAAAAGCCAGCCAAGACCATATTCATATATGCATCTTGCTGCCTCTAATCCTAATAGCATCTTTGATGGACTTGCCATGTACTACCTTTCTATAATATATGTATTTATTAAAAACCTACAGAATTACCACATCCGCAACTTGTTTTCTGCGACGGGTTGTTGAATATAAAACTCTCACCCATCATATCTTTCTTGTAATCAATCGTCGCTTCCTCTAAATACATACTACTCGCCGCATCTACTACCATCTTATGCGACTCGCTAAGAGGAAACTCAAAATCATCGTCTTCCTGTTTTTCTTCAACTGCAAAGAAATAAGTAAATCCGTTGCAGCCGCCGCCTTGCAATCCAAAGCGAATCATTGTTGCTTTTTCTTCGGTGAGGACTGATATAATTTTTTCTTTTGCTTTTTCTGTAATTGTAATCATATTCTCTTATCCACAATGTGATCTGCCAACCCAAGCTCAACAGCTTCAGGTGCAGTTAGCCATTTATCTCTGTCAAGCAATGTTACAAACTGATCGTATGTTACACCCTTGGAATTGTGCTTAACATACAATTCCGTCATCTCTTTCTTCATTCGAAGACTTTCCCTGAGGTCAATTTCCATATCAGAAACCTTACCCCTTGTACCAGATGCGGGTTGGTGTATCATTGTCATTGTCCGCGGAAGCAAATATCTGTGGCCTGGTGCGCCAGCTTGGGCAATAAACGATCCCATACTTGCCGCCCAACCGATAGCATATGTATGAACCGGGCACTTAATGTATTGCATGACATCATATACCGCTAATCCATCATAGACAGAGCCACCGGGAGACTTGACATACATACTTATCGGTTGCTCTGGATTTTCAGCTTCCAAGAAGAGTAATTGTGCCACGATAACATCACACATATTTTCTTCAACTTCACCTGTAAAGAAAATAACTCTTTCTTTCATCAAGCGTGAATATAGATCATATGAACGCTCACCACGGGCGGTTTGTTCAACTACGATTGGAACCAATGCGTTTCTCATTTTTGTTTTCCTTTGATAAATAGTGTTATGAAAATTAAAGAATTCTTAGGTGAAAGTGCTACCGATGTCGTTGCTCGTTTCTATAAAGAGGCGTCTGCTGATATGGACAAATTTTATAATCCTGAAGATGTAAAATACAAAAATCAAAATAAAGAATATTACGATGAGCACTTCAAACAATGGTTTAGTGAAGAAGTAGTTCCAGTCTTCACCAAGCCAGTCACCAAGCCACAAGCAGAATACACTAATATGCCTAAACAGGGCAAGCTCCAATCCCCTGGCTATCGTGGCTTGCAGTATGCGTTAGCTGCTGCGAATCTACCTTATAACCACAATGTACAAGCATACAAACCTGATCCACAGCGTGTTCTTGCAGCACAAACTATGGACGGTGCTAGGAATAACAACGGTCAGTAACCTTGTAATTTCTTAATTAGTAATCTTTCTAGATCATCTTCTGTGAATTCAAATACCCTTAAATCATAACGATTTGCAAATGACATCATATCCTGCAATAATTGATCAATTTCAATTGCAGATTTGCGTATTGCCGGCATTGCTGCCCTGTCCCAACGCTTAATTATATAGACATTAGTTCCGGATCGCTGGCATAATACTCTATGGCCGTCCTGGGTCATTATTCCGTACATCAATTATAGAACAGCATTGATACTCGCTGCTAAATCCGGATCGTGATTGTCGGCATCTTCGTTGAACCAATCAGTACTCTTCATAGCCCAACTCCAATATGAATGAGGAACTGAAGTCATTAGTTCGCCTTTATGTTTTCCAAAAGGCATTCTTTCATAGATAATAGGTTCAGCTGCCCATTTTGCAATTTGTGGGCCATATGGTTGATCCTTATCAATTAGATTCATTTCCTCCATATAACTTACAAGTGCCTCAAGCAACTTCGCGGTGATATAGGAATCATTGCCAGCACGATGGCAACGCATCTCGATTGGAATATCCAACTCAAGTGCAAATCGTAAATATGGGAGATTTGTTTCTTCAATTGCCTCTACGCCATTGAATAGCTTCTTTGCCATTCTCCAGGTACAAATCCAATTGTGTTTTGATGTATCAATACCGTGTCTTTCTAAAACACGCATATCATAGAAATGATTATGGGCTACAAGATAACCACCAGTATAACCATTTATTACTGATTGAAATACTTCGCTTGAATCGACAAAGGATGGTTTATCTTCAACCATACTATTTGTGATGTAGCAAATTGATTCTACCTTGGGTGGAATAGGACGATCGACAGGCTTGTGTAATTCTTGAAAAATTGTCCAATCATCGTCTTCTCTAATAACGAAGCCAGATTCTACAATTTCAGCAATTTTATAATCATCAGAATTGGTTTCAGTATCTAAAACTAAACAACTCTGTAAGAAATCTTCTTTATGTGACATCGTGAAACTCTCCAGTAAGCAATAGTGTAACAACTACTTACTGAAAAGTCAATCAACCACTAAAGAATAAAGATATCAATATCCTGACATTTTACCGAGACTGGCAAAACGCTTCATCCAGGTTAGCACTTCTTGATCCGCACCTTCCTTAGACTCATCAATTTCTCCGCCTTCGGAATCGGATTCTTGCTCTTTCTTATCCTTAAGCGCCTTTGTCATTGGTTCTTTCTTATCTTCGTCTTTGTCGAAGTCTAGGAAATCGGGCTTGTCGCCTTTCTTTTCACCTAAAGTTACCATGCCGAGAACAGGAGAAACCGATTCCTTTAGCATGTCATATTTCTTTAACGAATTGAGCATTGCTGCTACATCTTTGTCTACATTTTCCATTTGTGGATTTCCTTGTGGTTGCTGTGGTGCAGGTAGGGCCTGTGGTTGATCCCCTGCTGGTTCTTCGGCCGATGATCCGCCTGACTTTGGACGAACCTGATCTGTAAAATATCCAATATTTTCTAATTTCTTTAGTTTCTTTATCTCATCATCTATACTATAAACTTTTGTTTTACCTTCCTTACTATTCATAAGGTGAGGATCTTCATTCATTTCTACCATCAATTTTTCTAATTGAGCACTATGCTGTTTGAGTCCTTTAACTAAATCTGAATAAATGTATGGAAACTTTTCTTTAATCTCTGCCTTGTTTGCAGGGTCATCGGCGATATCATGAAAACATGGTGTCCCGGCATCAAATTGATATTTTTCGGGTCCTGTGGTTCGTTTCCCTAATACTCTGCCATCTCGATCAATATGCTCTGGATCTTTTGGGTAGACTTGAAATAGCATTGCTCTCGACGAGTAATTTTGATAATTACCGTCATAGGTCGAATTAGCCGTACACCACTGTGTTCCTAATCCTAATGCTCTAGCAGCAGCCCAATTGAATACTGTATAAATTGAATAATCCTCATTATCAACAATTTTCGCACGCTTGGCAATTTTGTTTACGGCGGCATTCTTGGCGGCGTCTCTAATCTGGTCTAGTTTATCATGATAATGTGTTGCTAGATATTTTCCTAAATCTCTCACACTATTAAATTTTGGAATATCTTTATGAGTTGCATCAAGCATATCACGATTCTTTAAGAGAGTCCAATCTCTCATATTCATATTCATAACACCTGTGATATCTTCCCAGTTATGACTTCCTGCAATATAGCGACGAACAATCCATTCGCTGTAAGCACCATCACGTGAATAAATTGTCCCCTCATAACCTGCCTTCTCAATTTTATCTAGGTTTTCTAGAAACCATTGAGCAAGTTCTTCGTCTGGTGCTTTCTGGAAAGTTCTACTAGAATTGGCTGGAAAATTCTGTGGATGTGAACGTGCATCATCGCGCATTGCATCAGCAAGTCCCACAACAAGTTTTTTATCAGCAAGAACACGCTGACTGCCCTTTGTCAGGGCAATCGCTTCGGTTAGAAACATCTCTTTAAGATACTGAATGAAATTCATTATAGTCCGACGAGATTATCCCTTAATGCATCTAAGATTGGACGCAATTGTGCAGCATTGCCGGCAGCAGCTTCAGCAGCATATTTGTTAAACTTGTCTGAACGTGCGTGCCCGCCAGATGCCTGTGCAATTGCCTTAGTAATGGCAGATGATAATTCTGATGTCCTAGATCCATATCCTGAATCAATGCCAACATTACCCGATGTATCCAACGACACTAACAATTGCTTTAGTTTCTGTCCACTTGCGGCAACTTTCTGTGCGCCTTCAAAATTTCCACCCTCAATATAACGCTGGGCTCTCTTATTGATTTGAAGAATTGCTTGATTGGCAAGTGTCTTAAGAACAGGCCTTACTCTTGTAAAAATCTTCTGTACAGCATCCTGCGGTCTCATTTCATCCGACTTCTTCATATCGGCACGCTTACCAATTTTCTCTCTTTCAACTGCGCCTGTAGTCATCCATACGGTTTTTAATGCACCGATTTCATCTGCAAGTAGGTTAAAGGTATTATTTGGATTCTGCATATCCTTACCGCTGTGTTTACCCATACGTGCCTTCATAACAGTTGGATCCGAATAGCGTTGTTCTGGTTCTTCACCCGGTTCTGTAGGTTGACGGAATAGAGCTGGGTCAACTTGTTGACCATCATCAGTAAAAGCAATAATCTGATAAGGCAATGTGCTATCTCCAGATGGATTATATGTCTTGCCCTTTTTAGCAAATTCCTTTGTTCTATCGTCGATGAATTTCTTGTATGGTTTGACACCGGCCACACCATTTGCTGCTGAAACAACAACAAAATTATCTGGGTGAGCCTTAAATTCTTTCCACAGCATTCTTTCACTAAATGGTGCTGGTTCTAGATTAGCCTCATTGCTAAGTTGATGCTTTCTGTGTAACCATTGAACAAGCTTCTGGCCACCCTTTTGCTTTCCAATCAACTTACTTAGAGAGCTTTCTTCAATAAACGCCTCATCAATCTCCTCGTCCCACTTCATCTGCTCTAGCAAGGTTGGTTTTAGCATTGATTCACGCAACCTAGGCATGCCGGCCTGCGGGCCTGCGACCTGTGCTTGTCCTTGCTGTGGACCACCTAATCTTGCATCTGTATCCGGATAAGCATAGATGTATTGTCCCATTGGATCTCTTACAAGTTGGAATCTAACTCCATTTGCTCTATATTCCTTAACGTCTGGAGTATATCCGGGAATTGCTTCTCCGTGGCTAACATTAACTACGCCGAGGTCTTCTGCATTGTCTCTCAACCATCCAGCTACAGCACGCATTTCTGCATCTGTATTTGGTCCTTGGCCGTTTACATTAGCAAGTGTTTGGATATTCTCTAATGGTGTTGATGTAAACATACTGAACATCTGACGACCCATACCGCGTGTATTGCGTTGCGAATATCCTGGCAGATTATTGACTGTGTGCCAATCTGGTGTTTGCATTCCAGATACTTGCATTGCGTTGCTAATAACTGCTGGTACATCTGCTGCTGTTCTTAATGCTACCGCATTATCAGCCATGCCAGGGCCTGCATCGACATCTGCCTCACCTGCTCCTACCATCGGATTGATTCGATTCATTAAATCACGCATTGTATCTGTAGGAGTAATAGCACCTACTCTGCGCTGAGTATCTGCACGCGATGCTATAGGAAGATTCATCGGTTGTTCGTCCCCGACTACTTCACCATCATCTGTATCTACTGTTGTTGGAAGATCAGCATGACGCGGACTTAGAATATCCTCGATATCATCGAGGTGATGCTTTTGCTTTGTCATAGTTGGCTTTGCTTCGGTGACATCACCCATAACTCTATCATAGCAAGCCTTCATTTCTTCTGGACTATATGCTAGCAATTCTTCTTTTGAATAATGACGATTATCTTTACTGAATCCCATATCTTGGATATTCATTATTTGTTGAGCCATTTCCTGTTTATGCATGTCATCTTCGTCGCTAAATTGCGAAGTTGAAACATCTTCCTGATCTGGCTCATACCAATTGCCTTCATCGACTTCCGGAGTATCACCAAAGGAATGCTTATCAATGTATCGACCAGCCTTGCCGTAATCTGCTGGATTAGCACCATCTGGCAATTCTTCGTCTAAATTATCATCGCCGTAAGTCATTGGGGAATTCTGTCCACCAGTTTTTCTAAATTCTGTCTTATGAACAATATCGCCAAGCTTTACGCCCTTTCCGGACTTTGGCTTCTCGACGAATTCATTATCTTCTTCATCGACCATGCCATCCATTGTGTCATTATCCATTATTTCTAGGCCGTCGACTTCTAATTCCGAACCATCGCAATCCGAGCAGCCTTGACCATCGCATTGTGGGCATCCGGTGCCATCTTGTCCATGATCGTGCATAGGATCCATAGGAGCAACTTCTGCATCCATTTCTGGAAAGCAAACAGGGCAGTTCCATGCACCGCAACCGCATTCGTTCATCATAGGCACAGATTCTGCAAGATCGGGTTTACCCTCACTCTTAAGTGCTTCTTCAACAGCTGACATCCATTTTGAAAATTCATCTCTTTGATCCATTTCAGGTTCCTCTATTTTTACATTCTTTGAGCCCATCGACATTGGTGACAAATTACCATCATTGTCCATCTCTCCGAAATTATCTTTTGCGTTTTGTTCTAGAACTGAACCAACATTTGCTGTCGGGACCACAATTTCCTTATTATCAAAACTAATAATGCATTCTTGTCCACTTGTGCTATAAGCAATGAAAACTCCCATTCCCGGACCGATGACAGAACCATAAACATCTGCAATCTTAACCATATCGCCTGCACGAAATTCTGGCTTGTCATTTATTGTTCCCGGTGTATCGGGATTAGTGCTCATATGAAACCAATCATTGCCTTTTTGATACCCATCTTCGTAATCACGCTCTGGGAGACTAAATTCATCTTGGCCCAATTCTTTAGCAATACCTTTGATATCAACCATAGCACCATCGGGTGTGCTATTCATGTATCTTGCAGTACCCCCGCCGACACTCGGATTCACCATTACAGTAGCATCTTTCTTAATAAGTGCATGCTTTGGATCCTGGTCTGGGAAAATTGCCGGAATGCTTTCCATAATCTTTAACCATTTTCTAATTTCTGACATCGGAAGTCCCTTGTTATTCAATATTGTATTTATCAAGGTCTATGGAGTTTCTGGCCATTAAAAAAGGGCGCCCAGGGCGCCCTTTGAGGATTGACATGAATTACTTCTTTAATTCGTTTGGAATAAATTCTTGCAGGCGCCAATGCTTGTCGGTCTGCACATGATTTCTCCTTACAAATTTAGCAACAGAGGTTTTGAAGTCATCATAGGTGAAAGAATCAGCGAGACGAATTACATAACCCTCGTCCTTATCCTTTAATAAAGATTTTTCCAATGCTGCTATTTTCTTCTCATCCCATATGTCATCATAAATGACTTCAACAGGTGCAATTCCAAGCAAGGTAAAATATTGCAAGGTATCATCCCAACTTAAACAAACATTCATCTCATTCCAGACAGAAAAACCAAGGAAGTAAGACGGTAGGTCTGTGTAATGTATAGAGTGCTGTGCCCACAAATTTTCACCACAAACACGCCAATCCTGCGGTATGTCATGTGCAATAGTGGACCAGAACTGCTTAACCCAATCACGATCGGGCCCGCCACGTGAGTCCAAACTACGAGCATGTATGCTATGTCTATACATGGATGTATTCTCGCCATCCACTTTTTTAGTAGCAATAATCCGACGGCCAGCAAAAGACGAAAGGTCTGTTAGGACCTTATCATCGTCTGTTACTCCTAGGCTCCACGGCAAATGATATGTCCGTGGATATTTTACGGTAGACATTTAAAACTTTCTTTCTAACGCCATGTTGATAACAACATAGTCCTTAAAATTTTTAGTTGGAATAACATTAAACATTAAACCATACTTGTTGTCAATTGGAATCTTTACGGTGCCGGAGACAAAAGGAATAAAAGCTTTACCAGATTCTTCCTTATATCCACTTGCTATACCAACGAATCCACCGAGATACCTATTATACATAAATTCTTTGCCAGCGTAAGCAGATGTCTTGTAAAAAGAATTCTTATATATACCGATGGAATATCCATTGTCGGTTTTATACCCAATTCCGTAGTTATTATTATTGAGTGCGTAATGTGTTTTGCTATAAGAATTATTATCTTTATCGGTCCATGTTTCAGTTACATCGTGATTGCCGTCTTTATGATGGGATTGTAAATGAAATACAAGGCTGTCGCAGAGTGCTGGTGTCGAAATTGTCAATACCGCAACAAACAAGAGATTTTTAATCATTTAATTTCCTTTGAGGAATTAGCAACCGACTTATCTGACCTACGCTCCGCAAATCGCGGAAGAAACAAACTATCTACATCTCGTTGTTGACTTGTGATTCTTTCGTTGTAAAGAACCGTGACAATGCTACCAATCCACTCACTAATATCCTTGGTGATTTCTAAACGAAGTGCATCAGAGAAGCCGCTAATCGAAACTTCCACCTTACGGTCACTGGACGCACAAATCAAACTACCAATCTGGCCTACAAATTTTCCTTCGCCGGGATTGTATCCAATAACTTCCAGATCGGCATCTTTTTCAGCCTTGAATTTAACCAGGTGCTTACTGCGAGTATCTTCCCAGAGACCACAATAATTCTTCAGGATGGTTCCTTCTTCGCCAGAAGCAAGCAATTCTTCAAAGTGAGCGACAGCCTCTGGGAGACTATTAACTACTTTCGATGGAATCATCCAGAATGCTGCCGTCTGGCCCTTAAGTTTTGCCGCCAAAGCATCTTCGGCCCGCGGAGTAATAGACTGAACTGCCGCATCCAACATACCAAATCTTTTATCGTATGTGAATTTGGAAATACCTGTCTTGAATTCACTTGCAGGAATAATATCCCAAATTTGGGCACGAACCATTTTGGCTTCTTCGGGACCAATTGTCCCCTTGATTGCCTTGTTGATAATACCATTACCAATTTTTCGTGATAAGAGATTGCCGTTATCGTCAACTACCACCAATTCACCATCAATAATAACAGGCACAGAAAAACAAGTTCCAAGTTGAACAAGTTCCGGCTCCATGTATCCGAGAAGATCGATTGCGCGACCGCTCCGACCACAGATAGAAACCTTGTTACCGTCAATATGGAAATTTACGCGAAGACCATCGGCCTTTAGCTGACTAATAGCAGGATAGGTAATGTTCTTAATGTTCTTCTCGTCATAGGGACGAGCAAGTAAACAGGGATAGCTAGGAATGAATTTATCAATTACCCGATTTACCGTACCATCGCCCGCACCACAACGAAGATCCTTACCAATAATGCGCTCAATAACAATAGCATCATCGTTGGAAAGGCTACTAAGCACACTGCGCAGATGCTCAATACCTGCGTGGCCGGTGAGTTGTCTAGACGACAACTTCTCAAGTTCAGCCAACGCCCAGTCGAGGGTCTGGTGTGTTTCTCCGGCTGTGAGGAATTTGAATGTGTAATCGGGGATTTTCCTGATATAAAAATTGACATAAGGATCGAGTGCCAATGTAAGAACCCGAAGGAAAAGTTGATTTTCCTTGTATTTCTCAATGACGGACTCTTTGTGTGTCCGCTTAGAGTCCGATTCAATCTCTTCGAGAATTTGCAGAATCATAATTTCCCCTGTATACCACTATTGTAATGGCCTACGGGTGCAATGTCAATTGGTATTTTGCGATGTAGAATTAAGTTCTTGCTCAATTATATAAGTTGCCATCTCTGGAAATAATGTTAGATACACTCTTTCATGATGTGTCTCACAATAAGATTTTCCAAAGATGGTTGGATGTCGGCATTGTTCACCTTCTCCAATCCACGCACAAATACTTCTTTTTTCTAATTCTTTTTTCATATTCTCTTAATCTGGTGCCCCATGGTGAAACACTTCAAACCACCGTCCGTCCGGTTAAGTGCCGGCTGCTCTCTACAGTGTAACTAGAAACGTCATTGAGCCGGCGGCGCCGCCTTATGTCTAGAGGTCGTTCGTTTTTCTGAGCTAATAGGGCAGTGTAATTGTAACAGATTTATTCTAATTCTTCAAGGTGTTCAAGAATGATTTTGTCATATCCATTCTGGATAGCAAATTCAATAATCTCTGATAGAACGACTTCTTCTTCGGTGGTGGCATACCATAGGACTTTATAATGATCTACCTTATCACAACCAGAAAGTACAGCAATTGATTTTTCTAGATAAGAAGAGATTGATCCAAAATCTTCTGTAAATGTACCTAGTGCTGCTTCTAATATTTCTGTATGAGGAATAACTTGGATAGTTTTAATCACCTTACCGGTTTGGTCGGTAATGGTGTAATCTGAACCTAGTGACTCTATATTTGTAATTTTGAACATGTTAGTTTAACCTCGCATTAATATTAAAGATGCCTTACCGGCCCTTATTGCCTTAGTTGTTTTAGAATTTAGTTGGCGTCTGTATTCTGCCTCTTTCGAAATACTATGTATTCCTATTTTATTTTCTTTGGCATATTTCCCGCCCTTTATTCCGCCAAGTTTCCCTGCGCGGGATGCATGTCCTAAAGAAAATCCGACTTTACCTATCTTATTATTCTGAGTTGCCTGTTCTTTATTTAACCAAAATCTTTGTTCTTGGCTAATATCGAGTCTCGACGCTATCATTAGTGCTGCAGAATAATCTTTTTGAGATATATGTATATCATAGTGTTCCTCTGTAGTTACCGCCATTAAATTATCAATTCCATCATTATTATGATTTCCGTCGATATGGTGTATTTCAATATATGGTAATAAAGAACATTCATAATGCTCTTCGTAAATTTTTCTATAATTAGCCATTATTTAATCGATTATTTATAACACTCCAGTTAATAATTTTCCAAATATCTTTAAGATATTTGCCCTTATCAGAACCAAAGTCCAAAATGTAACTGTGTTCCCACATATCTATCAATAGAGCTATATTACCAACATCCTTATGATTTGCTATCGTCTTAATATTTCCTTTTGTATCAAGATATGCCCATCCGGATCCGTGTACACCCATGGCTGATTCTATAAAGGCATCTTTGAATGCTTTATAGCTACCAAATTTATCATTAATAAGTGTCAGTGCTTCACCAACTGGGTTATTTGTGGAAATTGCTTCCTGAAATTGTTCAAAAAACAATGTATGGAGTTTTGCTCCAGCTATCTGAAATTCGCCATCGCCTGCAAGGGCGTTCTTTACATAATTTCCATATAGTGTACCATAATGTAGATCCATTGCCTCTTTAGAAAAGACATTAGCAAGTTGGTTCACCGGAACCGGTAACTTTATTTTGTATACTTCATTCTCTGCTGATATTTTTTCAATCAGAGTCCGAAAGGAGGTCGGATCATTCATATTGTATTTATGGAAAATGGAGGAACTTAGATTTGTTATTATAAAACCTCTCTACACCAACCATTCTATCAAGTGTTGCTCTTTCAATTATATCATTAAGATATTTCTTAATCGCTACATCAGTCTGTTCAGATGGAACTTCTTCTAATGTTATATTTGATACTGATATTGTTGCAGAATTAGATGGTTCTTGTCCTAAAATTACCGGAAAGAAAGTTACATTCGCCTTACCAAATAGAACATCTCGATAATCTACATTTATGGAATATGTTTCGCTTCCGGGTTGTACAAATAAAAGAGAATGAAAATTCTTTCCATCAGAATTTACAATTCCTAAGAATTCTGACTTAGATTGATGGTGGCTATGGATTTTATTTTCATCAATAACATTCGATGAACCCTTACCAAATAATATATGAGTAAAGGATGAATTATCTTGTGCTATTATGTTCCTATAGAAATACGACAATGCCGATACATGATTCTGGTAGAATGTTCTAAGATTTAGTTTTGCTGTAGGTTGTAAGATATAATTTGTCACAGCATTCAAGGCACTATAACTTTCAATTTCCTCTACAATCTCAACTTCGATATTAGTGGGTATTTCAACTACCACTACCGAGCTATAAAAGGTTTCGTAATCCGATCTATATTTCAGATATATGGGTTCATCTACTTCGCCAACAATTTGAAACATAGTATGATTCTGACATATAAGATATGCCACTGTAGAGAATACATCAGGATTATATAAACTTCGTGGATTACTATTTTGATTCTTATTTTCTAGAGAATTAGTTATTGTAATATTCGGATGGTCATAAAGTTCCTGACTAATCTGTACTTCGTTTCCGGAGATAATAGCAATTAATCCACGTAAACTCGAATCCACAACCATCTGCGCCTTATTACCCTGAATAAAGAATCGTTGTTCGAAAAATGTACCTAGACCAGTATTCTTATATTTTTCCTGAATGGATGAGTAGCTTAATTCAGGATAATATTTTCCTAGAAAGGCTTTAATGGGTATAAGGTTGTCTGACATCTGTTTCCTGTATCTTCTACAGGATTATTTATGGTTATAATTCTTCAAATGTTGCTGTAAGAGGAAATCCGCTTGCCCTAGAGAAAGAAATAGTTTCAATTGTCTTTTCCTCAGCAACCTCTCTTGTATATGGCGCACCTGCAATACCTTGTTGAGTAAGATGGATAGCCTGCGTGATTTCAATAGCATCTTCGACCGTTCTGTGAAAGATCTGTACAAGGACAAGTATCACGAAATCAAATGTCGTTGTATCGTCGTTATGAAGCAAGACCTTGTACATCTTTGGAATCTGTACTTTAATAGTCTCGTCTATCTTTTCAATGACTTCGATTTCAGTTGCCATAATCTAAATCCCCAGGAGGTAATTTGTATATTTTACACTCCCAGGGCCCTCTTGTCAAGAAATATTACTTGATGGCGATAAGCTTAGGTCTAGCTTCCTCTGGTACATTCTTTACAAACGAGACGGTAAGGATGCCATCTTCGAGTACAGCATTACTGACTTCAAAGAATTCAGCAATACGGAATGTTTTAGAGAAGGTGCGAGCAGCAATACCACGATATTGGTATGTAGGATCAGGTGTTTCCTTTGTAGCACTAATAGTCAATAAGCCCTGATGTTCTTCCATCTTAACCTCACTCTTCTTGAATCCTGCGACAGCGAGTTCAAGGTTGAATTCGGTATCTGAAATGGAAACAATGTTGTGTGGAGGATAATTTGATGTTGGACTCTGAAAATCCCTAAATACGGGACCAAATCCAATTGAGAGTGCCTCGAGTTGATCAAAGAGGCGCGAAAAGTCGTTTCTAGACATAGTTTACTCCTAAATATAGCAAGTTAAGTTGCGCATCATGCGCGATTTCGCAAGGCCCCACCATGGGCACCCTGCAAAATTATTTATCTCTCTTTAGAGAGGTGTGAATCTAAAATTCTTTACCCACATATAACGGGTAACATCGGGTGTCGCTAAACCACCCCAGTTTGTATCGTTTGTACCCCAGTGATTAAACAAGAATGGTGCTGGTTCTGTTGGTACAACCTTTGTATGTGTACCAATTAGCACACCATTTCTATAGAATAGAATTTTTCCCGGTGTCCAAACAAATTTATAATCAAAGAAAGCTTCGTGTGGTAACGGACCGGCCGGAGAAACATCTGTATGTTCATTCGGCTTTCCTTCGTTTACCCAACTTGTAAGTTGTGTAGTACGATTTCGTTCGTTACCTTCAACTTCAATATCGATTTCGGTTGCTGATGCAGTAAGATAATTGAAACAACCAGTAATAGATCCACTTACAGGAGTTCCTACAACATCCGATGTTGCGGCCGTTGAACTCGCTCTTACAGAGTATTCATACGTACCATATCCAAATTTCTCAATGGTAGAGATCTCGCCACCCTTTGATGAGATACCATACGACATGGTCGATTGCGTAAGCGTTAGACACAACACACCGTTAACAATTGTGGCATTTTTGGCTAAAAATGTACCCTTGTGCGTCGCTGTTGACATTGGCGCTTGCCAGGTTGAGATGACCCATTTTGTTAGATCAATTTTACCAGAATCAAAACCATCTGTGAAGGTTGGACTCTTTGCTGGTGCTGGTGCAGGGGCAGGGGCAGGGGCTGGGGCTGGGGCTGGGGCAGGGGCTGTGGCTGGGGCTGGGGCAGGTGCTGTATTTCTGCCTAATAATCTATCGAGGAATCTTCTTATCATCTTCATCATTACATACCTTTACTTTTTTAGTTTGCAGCATTTTCTGGAAATCAGAAATTGTGCATCGTCCATCTATATTTATCCGATGAACTTGTAAAGGTGACATGCCAATTGAATTACGACTCTCATTGTTTACCATTACCGTGGATGTAATTCCGAGATTTTCTGCATATTTAATAGATGCATCTTTGTATACACCAAATGGCCAAGAAAAGCTAGTCACCGGTTTACCGATAACTTGCTCAATTGAAGATTTCGATAAGGAAACCTCATAATTCATTATTTCGAGATCTATTCTACTCAATGAGTTTATCCATTCCATAAAATGTGTATGGGAGTGGGCACCGATCTCGAAATTAGCGGTACGAGATAACATCCCCACCTCGCCGCGATCAAGATATTGTGGATCATCAAAGCTATTTGTAATAATATAGAAGGTAGCAGTTGAGTTAAAATCGAGCAATATCCTTGCTGCTTCTAAACTCGATCTCCAGCCGTCATCAATAGTAATAGCTATTGTTTTTTCTGGTAATTGAATTTTTCCAAGCATGAATTCAGTTAATTCGTGCATATTAATCGTTGTATAACCTTCCATTTTCAGAAAGGCCACCTGTTCTCTAAATCTCGAAGGTGTAATTACCTCGTTTCCTAATTCCTTATTCGAGGTAAATTGGTGATACATCAATACAGGAATCTCTTGCAGACCCTCAACAGGAGTTTTTGGAATTTCCTGTAATTGAAAGCCGGGTCGACATTCGATATTAGCCATATCAATAACATCGGAACCAGTTCTAACGCAGACGGCGCCGGCACTGAATGCAATCAATATGGATGATACTGCAACAAGAACACGTTTCATTTGATTATAACTTTCGATGAATAGCAACATTCCATTAACAATTTATATGTCTCTGGATCCACATTTACACATCCTGCTGTTATCATTGTTCTATGACGAGGATATGGACTACGAAGACGAGCAATACGTTGCTCACCAGAAATATCTAAAACTCTATGAATTGCAAAAACCGAATCACCTGTATCCTTAAATACAAGTAAATCACCACCGTATCCCGGTGTTAGTGTACTATAATGTTGAAGTTGAAACTCCCCTCGAGGAGTCTCAACACCAACTAACACGGGATAACATGATGATGCAAAGCAGATGGTAGCAAATGCTATATCTACAAGTACATCAGGAAACATCAACCCTTCTTCTTCTTTTTCGGAGGAAGAACCGGAGGAGTAGGTGCTGAAGCAGGAACTGCTACAGGAACTACCTTCTCAACCAAAACCGGAGGAGGCAACGGGGCCTCAACCTTCTGTACCACTACTACGGGTGGCTTCGGATCCTCTTTAGGGACCATTACAACGGTTGCGATACCAACTGCTGCTGCGACCGGAATAAGTACCGGAAAACGCATCAGGAAGTTAGCCACAACCGCATTACCTGCGATTGGCATTGTCATATTATTTTCCTTATTTCTTCAAATCCCAGCCGGACCAAACGCTAACAAACGCTTGGACACCGGTTCCGCTGCTCGGATTGCCTGCCGAAACGCCACGGAAATGACGCTCATGGACAGCCTGGACACCAAATTCAACGATACCTTGCGAACTAAGATCGCGCTGCATCTTAACACCGACCATCGGTGCAACCTTGTTGTTGTAATCTAGCCCATTGCGGTCAACGCTGTAATTCAGCGCGCCGAATGTGTTGATGCGGAAAGCACCAACATGACCAACGATCATGCCTTGTTCAACGCGGCCTTGTAGGAGAACGTTGTCAGACTCAGCAGTATTCTTGACAACCGACGGATTCACCGTCATGTTGGCCCAGGCAGAACCCGGATAAGAGGTGCTCTGAGCATTTGCAGACATAGCAAGAGCCGTAATAGCCGTTGCAATCAAAAGTTTCTTCATTTCTATTTCCTTTAGTTAAGTGTTAATGTGTGAATTAAAATCGTACCTTTTTACCTTATTCCATGCAAGTAATTCTTTCTTGCATACAATAATCTCTACGAAGGCACGCATATATGCGTAGAAATTTACGTAACTTAGCCAATAGTATACTGGAAATTTATATATGACGTCAAGTCGTTTCGTCCTGAATGATGCATAAAGGGCAATTAATGCACAACATCCAATATCGATTAACATTACCATATACATGGAGGCAGGCATTGTTATTCCAATGACAATCAGCCAAAGTATTCTATTAAGGATTATCGAATCTGAAATTAGTAGCATTAAATAGAAATCAACTGCCTGTTTCTTCTTAAAAGAAAAGACCCCGTGTTTTTTTACAACCTGCCAAAGTCCCCTGCTCCACCTCAGCACCTGCTTATAATAATCACTAAATGTGCTAGGATCTTGCGTGTTTACAATTGCTGCCGGGACATATGCTACCTTATATCCTGCCCTATGAACCTGCATCGTTAAATCCATATCTTCAGCCAGTGTTAGGTGATCGATATACAATAATTTCAAAACAGAAGTCTTATACATCGATGTACATCCGGGGGAAACATATATTACATTGAAGTTACTCTGTCCTTGCTTTGCAACGTCCTGACCGTAAGTATATTCAAACGCTCGGGCTGCTGAGTAAATGTGATTATTCTTAACAGATTTTACCTGGCCGACATATAATCCAACACCGGAATCGTTGTAAATAGCATCATTGAATGCTTTTAGGAAGTCCTTATCAACCTTCGTATCACCATCCATAAAGATTAGCCAATCATATCTTTCCAATAACAGGAAATATTCAATTGCTTTCTTTTGTGCGTTTGCCTTGCCACCATTCTCGTCAACGGTATACACATTAACACCGGTCGAACTGGCAATCTCGGCTGTATTATCAGTGGATTTGTCATCAACCACATAAATGTGGGATTTTGAA